TGCTGGCCGTGCAGCCGCGAGTACCTTTCCGGTATTCACGCTGCCCCATTCTGGGACCGGGTCGCTAAAATTCGAGAGCTTTCCTCCGGGGGCAGGACGATTACGTCCATCGCGAAGGAACTTGGCATCAGCAGGAACCGTGTGTATCAACTGCTGGAAAGGGCCAAGAAGCGAGAGCCGAAGTGAGTCGGCTAAGCGGCCCGGAGCACCAGGGGCGCCGCTTGCAGGAAAAGATCAGGTCTGATAAGGTCTGGGTAATGCTCAAGAAAACTGGGCTTAAGCGAGCGAAGATCGCCGAAATGCTTGGCGTGAGTCTTGGGTATTTGAATCAGGTACAATACGGACATAGTCCTATGTCGAAGCCACTAAGGAGAAAACTATCGAGGCTTTTTAATATGACAGAGCAGGATTTGTTTGAAGATTGGGTAGATAAGGAGAGTAAGTAAATGGCATACGGAAACAACGCACCAGCAGGACGTGGAAGCTTCAAGCTCGATGACTACGTAGATGTAGCGGCGAGAATCAAGGCTTGGTACGAGGCTTATCCGGATGGTCGAATTGAGACCACCATGATGCACCTTGACGACAAGGGCGTCTCATTCCGAGCGCTAGCCTACCGAGGCATTAGCGAGAATGAGCAGCCAGCGGGAACTGGTCATAGCTTCCTTGCGATTCCAGGTAGCACCCCATACACTCGCGGTAGCGAGGTGGAGAACTGCGAGACATCCGCAGTCGGTCGGGCACTTGTCATGGCTGGCCTTCCGGCCAAGAAGGTAGCGTCATCCGAGGAGATCGCCTCTAAGGGTGGAGCGGCAAAGTCAGAGCCTAAGCCAGCGGCAAAGAAGCAGAGCGACGAGGCGATTGTCGCCGCAGCGCTTGAAATCTTTAACGACGAAGAAGACCCCGCGATCCTCGACTGGATTGCGTCGATAAACTCAGCGAGCAGCTCTGCGGAACTCCTGGCCATCGGCAAGGATATCGCAAGCAGCAATCTCGCTGGCGAGCGTTTACAGGCTCTCCAGAAGGCTTATAAGGCCCGTAAGGATGCACTGGACGCCGCAAATGGATGAGCAGCCAGAGGTTCTAACAAACGACGTCAAGGCCGAGATCGTTGAGAGCGCAAAGAAGCATCTCAGCGAAACGCTAGAGGCGCAGGTCTCAAAGGGCTACTTCTCCATCTCGGAGCTACGAGCCTATTTGACGTGTCCGCTATATGGCTACTTCAGGTACGGCAAGAAGCTTTGGACGGAGTCGACCGGCGCAGCCGCGCTGGTCGGATCTAGCGTCCACTTTGGACTTGCCAGGTGGTACAGCACTAAGAAGACGAGTCGAGAGCAGGCACTTGAATACACCCGACGCTACTTTGCTGAGGAGTCTTCCAAGGTAAACTGGGAGAACGAAAAGATACGAGATCCACTTGGTGAAGCTGTCAAGAGCGAGGCCATGCTTATTGCTGCGCTTGATGAAGGCGACGATTGGGAGGCAGAGGCGGTCGAGCGGTCGATGTACGGCGAGATTAGGCACAGCAAGCTTGGGAATCTTCCGGTGAAGCTCAAGGGCGTTCCCGACCTCTACACAAAGAGCAACATTGTTATCGACCACAAAACCTCTTACCGGGCATGGGATAAGGGTAAGGAGCACAAGGATATGCAGGCTACTGCGTATGCTGGGCTTATCCGCGACAACTTTGGCAAGAACCCAGAGGTTCTTTTCAACATCATCACGCTGAACTCAAAGGGTCCAAACGTTGACCGGCGGTCAACTTACCGAAGTCAGGAGAACTTTGATCAGTTGTATATGATGGCTCGCGGAATTCTTGATATGATCGAGAAGAAAGCGTTCTTCCCAAACCCAGAAGCCTGGTTTCATGAGACATGTGAATTTAGGGGACTATGCGTAGACACCAACGGACAGAACGGCAATGCAATCCCAACGACCCGCAAGGAACTGCTACGGCTAGTGCCGAAGCTGGCGGCCAAGTCGGGACCGAAGTCATAGCCGACCACATCCGCATCCACGTAAATCTTCCGCGCCACAAGAAGATGTCGCGGTTGCCAGATGACGCTGCGCGATATGCCTGGGTCGTCTTGCTTTGCGCTGCCGCGGAGACCAACGGTCAGTTTGAGTCGGAAGAGCACGTCCAGATGCTTATTGGCAAGCAGTACATCAAGCACCTCCCTGCGTTTAGGCGTGCCGGTCTACTCGATGGCTTGCTGATTCACGACTGGGAAGAGTGGAACGACCTGCCGCAAGAGGAGCTCGAGGAGCGAAAGCGCAAGGCGGCAACCTATCGCAAGCGCGCTGAGACACTTGGCATTACCGCCGACGCCCCAGTTCGAACAATGCGCGAGTGGTATGACTACGTGATCAACGGCCCAACAGACTCGGCCAAGATCGGTAGGCTCGGAGAGTACTGGCAGGCGATGATGGGAGTTTCAATGGATCGAGAGCAATATATTAGGCTCGCCATGATCCTGAAGGCCTCTGACAAGCAGTATGGGCCGCTAATGGTGAAGATCGCGGACATCTCAATGAGACAGCTCAGCGGAGATGCGCTATCATACCTGCAGAAGGCTATGGCGGCCCCGAAGAACCGCGTGCGGTCTGCTGGGATTCGTGCTACAGTGAGCCGTGATCAGTATGTGAGCAAATCCAGATAAGCCTATGGAGGCAGCGATTGAGTGGGCAGACGCCCCGCTGACCGACCGAGGACTGTTCTTGATGGGCGAGCCAGGCAGCGGGAAAACACACCTTATGGCTGCCGCACTTTCCAGGCGACTGTGGCGCGACGGAACTCCCGGTATGCGATTCGTCAATGTCCCGATGTTCCTGGACACAATCCGTGACGCCCAGAAGTACACTGACTCCCGAGCAGTGGACCTCTATCAGTTTTGCCGCGACGAGGCGTCCGTCGTGGTTCTTGACGACTTTGGTAAGGAGCGAGCTACCGATTGGGCGGCCGAGAGGCTGTACGTGCTTATCGAAAGCCGGTACGGTAAGATGCTCCCTACCTTGGTAACCAGCAACCGAACGCTGGATGAGTTGGAGGATGATGGATATGGAGCAGCAGTCTCGCGACTTCAGCACACCTGCCGCGTCATCCGATCCAAGGCACCAGACTTCCGACCCGACCTCGGGCGAGCTGGTATTTGAGTTACTCGGCAGACCGCCGAGTTGGAATAAGGCGTTTAGGGTAAACCGGCGTCTTGGTAGCGTATATATGTCGAAGGAGGCTAAGGATTGGAAGACTTATGTTGAATACGCTGTCCGCATCGCACAAAGCGAAAGCGGATGGCAACCCCGAGAGGGACTAATAGCCGTACACTTTTGGATCTATCTCAATAGGCCAATTGACGCGGACAACATTCTCAAGCTAACGATGGACTCCATCGCCAAGGGGATTGGTGTCAACGACAGATGGTTCCTACCAAGGGTGATAGATCTTCAAACTAGACACACTCAGGAACGCATAGACGTCCTGATACAAAACGAAGGGTAATAAATTATGTTTAAGGGAACTTTGATCGGCCGAGTTGGCCAGGCACCAACACTCCGCACCACCAAGGGCGGACGAAACGTCACGAACTTCAACGTTGCACATCACGCTGGCAAGGACGACCAGGGCAACGACAAGACTGTGTGGGTTCCGGTAACTGCATGGGACCAGCGCGCAGACTACGCATCGAACAGCATTCGCAAGGGCGACATGGTGTACATCGAGGGTGGTCTCGAAGTCTCCGATTGGACGGATAAGCAGGGCGAGCGTCACATCGACATTGCGGTGTCGGCACAGTTCCTGAAGATTCTTGCGCGAAGCAAGAACGACGGCCAGGCCCAGGGTGGGTACAGCCAGCAGCCGGGCAATGCTGCCCCTGCTGACGACAGCTTCGCTGACCTGCCATTCTAGGTATTGACAAACCATAGAAAAAGCCGGCAAATTTTTGGGCGGAACTATAGACCCGCTGGTACGTACCCCATGCTGACGCATGGAGCACTTCCAGTCGGGTCTTACCGCCAGCCCAGCAGCCAGGCAATAAAGGAGTAATGTGAAAAAGCACGAAGCTAAGCGAAAGTGCAAAGTGATGTTCCAGCATGTCTGGACAGTTCTCGTCAGGATTGAACGTTCTCAGACTTCGGATGAAATCGAATCCAAGCTTGAGGACTGCATCCGTAGCGGTCACCGTGTTATTGAGCTCTCTCGTGGTGTGCAGGATATTGCGTACACTGCTAGGGTAGAGCAGGCGTATCAGTCCCTTACAGAACTAGCGCTTGCTTGGAGGGCAGAAGACTTGACACCACATCCTTCTGATACCGTAAAACAGCTATTGGTTGCCGCGACCCGTCGCTACCTCGCGATTGGTGGCTGAGATGGAGGAGTGGAAGCCCGACACGACCAACTCCGACGCTGAGCGCTCTCTTGTCGGATCAATCCTGATCGATACCGGCGTGATGGCGCTGGTGAGCGACGTCGTCAAGCCTGAGGATTTCGAGGACGCCCTGTGCCGAGATGTCTACGCGGCCTGCCTCTCGATTTGGAATGAACACGGAAAGATCGATACGGTCACCGTGCACGACAAGTTGAAGGCAATGGATGCGATGAGCAGCCCGAGCCTGGTCAACCTGATGGATCTGGCCCATTCGACCCCTACCTCGATTCACGCCGACCAATATGCAAAAATCGTCAAGAAGTGGGCGCTGCTGCGTACCCTTCGCCGAACTGGTACGGAAATCGTCCGGCTGACCGGCACATCTGACGATCCAGACGAAATCATCTCCCAGGCGACCTCCCTCCTCTCTGGCGTCTCCAATTCGAGCAATAACGGCGCGCTGAAGCGCTGGAGCGATTTGGCTGGCAGCGCATACGACGAGATTGAGGCAGCGGCCAACGGGGCAAAGCAGAACGGGATTAAGTCCGGACTTGGGGATTTGGACCGAACACTGGGCGGATTCCACAAGTCAGACCTGATTATCCTGGCGGCTCGTCCGTCGGTTGGTAAGACGTCGCTTGCGCTCAACATCGCCGAGAATGCAGCAAAGCAGATGAAGACGGTGGCGTTCTTCTCACTCGAAATGAGCAGCTCGCAGCTCGTGCAGCGCATCGTGAGTGGTGACGCGGCGATTGACGCATCGCGCATTCGTACCGGGTCAATTAGCGAGAATGACTGGGCCTCACTAACGAACTCGTTCTCTCGCCTCAATACGATGCCGCTCTTTATCGACGACACATCGTCAATTGACATTGCGTCGATTCGCGCCCGATGCCAACGGCTTGCTGGAGAGCATGCAATTGACCTCGTGATTATCGACTACCTGCAGTTGATGGGTGGCGATCGACGAGAAAATCGCGTGCAAGAGGTTAGCGAAATTTCTCGCGGGCTGAAGTCAATTGCGCGAGACCTCGATGTCCCGGTTATCGCGCTGAGCCAGCTTTCACGCGCATCAGAGTCGCGGGATACCAAGGAGCCTAGACTTTCAGACCTGCGCGAGAGCGGTAGCATAGAACAGGACGCCGATGTGGTTTTGATGCTCTGGCGGGAGAACGAGCGGACTGAGGAGTCCCGTTCGACCGACGGCGAAGTTGTAAACCTCAAAATCGCCAAGCACCGAAACGGTCCGACAGGGGAATATCCGCTCTGGTTCAAGAAGTCGCAAACCCGATTTGTGGGCATGGTTAAGGAAAGCGTACAGTCGCCGGTCCAGCAAAGGCTGGTAGAATGACCGCCCAGAAAGGAGCTCAAAGTGGCAATCGTCAACGTAACCGATGTGGAGTTCACGTCGGAAGTCCTCAACCACAACGGACCAGTCCTTATCGACTTTTGGGCTGGGTGGTGCAATCCGTGCAAACGACTGGCACCGGAATTCGAGAAGCTCGCGGAAAAATTCTCCGGGACGATAAAGTTCGTAAAGGTTGACGTAGACCAGAGCCCAGTGGCAGCGAAGTCATGCAACGTCATGTCCCTTCCAACGCTGGTGTTCTTTAATCCGGGCGCGACCCCAGTTGCGTCGTCAGGATTTGCCACAGCGGCAGACCTCGAAAAAAAGTTCAACCTTGGCGGCCGGTAAATGGCCTACTTCGCCTGGGAGGACGAACTACCGTTCAAACTGAGCTACCCAAAACGCGCTGAGCCAAAGCACGTCAAAATGTTCAAGAAGTCCCTCCAGGCAATCGGAGATATGGCGCGTCGTCATCGCATCAAAGTCACCGAGGTCAAGCTTCACGTCCACGACTTCCAGCAGCCCTACCACGCCCTGGGATACGCCGTCAGCGAAATTTCTGAGATTACCCTTTG